AAGACCGGCTTGCGCAACATTGTTACGCAACAGTCTAGGCCAGTCGTCGAGAGACGATTCAGATTGTGGACTAACCACGCACTTTACTCGAACCTCCCAACGCTGGAAACGACTGCTCCAACGTAAACGCTGGCCACTCCACCGGTTAAGGAGGAAGGCTTCACGCTCAGATTGGAGGTGAATGCAAGGGTATCCACTATCCCTCGTCCCATAAGGTAATGGGCCGAAGCACAATTGAATAATCCGCTCACACTCACCAGCTGCGTCCACATACCCCTTCTCCCTTAGGTCATTCATGAGAGAGGAATATGCCGCAAAGGCAGTCCCATCGGATGACCTCCCCGACCAAGGTTTCCTCAACCGAGTCGGTGTGACACAGACGCCCCGAAAGGCGTCCATGCCACAACTTTCCCGAAAGGGACCTTGAACACAGCACTTTTTGCGGTTGACCCGAAGGCCAACATGCTCAAGCGCTGCGATGCATCGCTCAGCCCACGCTCGTGGGACAACTATGTCATCCCCGTAGACGTAGATAGAGCGTGCCACCCGGGAAACATGTTCCCCTGTGTCAAGGACAACGGCAGCCACCATGGTTGCCCAGAAGATCACCGCTTCGACAGGGAAGCATACTGCACTCCCCATCGGAGCGAACTTCCGGAGTTCCAAAACCCTACCGTTAGGAAGGGCGGTAGCCGTCGAGCGCACGGCCTCTAGGGATCGAAGTAGCGCTGGAGTACCTTTAAATACTCCACGCACAAGGTCCAAGGAGACCCGGTCCGATGCAGCCTCGAGATCGATTGTGCTAACTTGATCCCCAAGAGAACCAAGGAGAGCAAGTTGCCGATTGACCTCTTGGTTGCTAAAGTTGATCTTGCCCATCGCAAGGCTTTTCGAGCCTTCGAGGTGCTCGACCAACTTTCGGCCAAGACCTTGCTGAATCCACTGGACTTCCAGAGGTTCACAAGAAATAAGTCGTGGACCGCGCGAGTCTTTCGGGACGAGGATGACTTTGGCCGTACCCGCTTCTTTGCGGGATAAGCCTTTGTACCACTCATACCGATCGCCCAATTCCTTCCACCCGCCTGTGATGTAAAAATCATAGTACGGGTAGACCTGGTGGATTGAATTGTACAGAGTGGAGAACTTCCACTTCTGCTCGCCTCTCTCCCCAGATGACACTGCTCCTGGGCCGTGCCTCGGTATAATCTTACGGGGATCAAACCCCTTAAAGATTCCTGCGACAATCCTACTGGCGAGACCCACTATGGGATCGTCTTCGGAAATGTCCAGTGAAGCTAGTTCCTCCTCAGTGTCGACGAAAGCCTGGATCACTCCAGCCTCCTCATCTTCACTGTAGGGTGTTTCTAGCTTATACGCGAAGAAGAGTACCTGCCTTAAGTGCATTACGCACTGCGGACAGGCGCTCTCCAGGAGCTGCCCGTCTTCATCGAAGACACGGTTGAAGTATTCCTGCATAAAAGCGGGTGTACTCCTCCCTTTCTGGCGTCGAAAGCCAGTCACGGGGGTGAACCGTTGGGCTATCAGTCCCTGATCTAGCGCTTTCCCGAGACGGGGAAGCGTTTTGGTCAGAAAGGACAGCCCCTCACTTGCGGTCCGGGACTTCATTGTCTCGGAATCGCGAAGGAGTTGCTTCGGTGAGTTCGGGAACGGTGGCTTGCGACGGAGAAGCTGCAAAGAGAGACTGAGGTATACCACCTCATCCGGGCTTTTCAGGACAACCATCTCTGGATGTACTCCTGGAGACCCGCTCTCGCCATGCTGCCGCATCCTCTTCGGGGAGTCGCTATGATTCCCCCCTCAGAAGTTGCGCGATCGACGTAGTGTCTGACAAAGGCGTAGTCAACGCCTGGTTAGACAATAAATCCAAAAGATTGCCCACAGCGTCAAAGACGATCTGTTGGGTAATCACACTAGCCCTAGGCACAGCTAAGGTAAAGTTTAGTGTCAGGGTTCGTGGGATTCCGGTAGCATCGAGTTTCACCCTCGTGAACTGGACTAGATGTCGATCAACGGCGTCAGCTCCTTTACCCTGAGTCGAATGATTAAGTTTCATCCGGCCAGGTTCAGAGAGTGTCGTCGCGATGTCAATCCAGTCCGATCCACTAGGCAGACTAGCTGTCCGCCTAAAGGTGATATCGGTGCCGTCGGCATCGTCGAGAACAAGATCAGCAGCAAGGTTCACGGGTACATCTCCTTAACTAGGAACGCGGTTTCCCCACTGCGTTGCGGGTTGCCACATCCCACGGCAGCCTGCTTTACCTAGCTACGGCGAGTGCCGCAGCAAGCATCTGCTGACGAGGACTAAGGCCCTCTTGCGTAAAAACGCTTGAGGAAACTGGAAGTCCGACTCCCCTGGCATAATGTTTGCAGGTTCCACTCTCAACTGGGATAGGCATTAACGCCTGTCCATTGTCATAGAGTAGAACAGTGTCCCACACGCACTCCCAACTAAAGGAATGCGTAAGTCGCCTGACCTCCCACACGCCAGTGTATGGTTGGACGGCCAAGTGGTTCACAACTTCCTTGGATCTGGTAAACCAATCGGCAATGAAACTGTAGGGAGTTGCCTCCCACAGCACGCCGACTGGATTATTCAGACCCATGGCGCCTGCAAAACCTCTTAAGGTACTCTCCACTCCATACAGCTCGTTCAAGCGGTGGTAAAGATAACCACCGGCCCGATAGTGGCCTGTATAAGAGGGAGAAGTAATGCGGTGCAGAGACCCAGAAATTCCTAGGAATTGCGCTTCCCTTGCCGGGACACTAAAAGTGCCCTCGCAAGATACGCGCGTTTCGATGCCAAAGGTACGCCTAAGGTATGAAAGCCTGTCGGCAACCGTCTTGGCAAGGTTTCTGAGCTTTGTTACATCACTCACGAACGGCAAGTAGCCGAACTCGTAAGTGAGGTATCCACCCGCAGCTGTCTTAGCTAAGCCCTCCTCGACTTTGGGAATCATATCCCCTAGTTCGCGGAGTTCCCACACGAAGTTCGGAACAGATACTTCTTGTGGCATTTGCTGGAAGAGCGCATTAAACGCCATTTCAGCTAGGCTAGCTTTGTCAGCCTCAGTAGGTCCAGGGAAAAGAGATGGTAACTCATCAGTAGGAGAACTCATCATAAAACTGGGTACATCCCAGTCCAGATAGTTCCCCAAATAACTGGTGAGGCGGGGTAGTGCGAAGTGACTAGCTTCGTACGAGGAATGTTTGCAAGGGTGCACACGGTATACCGATGCATCCTCCGGGTCGGAGAGAACGTCTGAAAACGTCTCAAACCGACTCCAGTGCCTCCCCACAGAGCTCCCTGAGCTACTGTGAACACCACCAAAGATGTCCACGTAATGCCAGGGCACTGTGTAGGTATGCAAATCACTCCGTTCCCGCGTCCTAAGACGAACCATCTCCAGATCCTCCTATAGCCGAGCTATCTACCCGACTCATCAGAGAGGAGTGCCTCGTTG